GGCATATGGAAAATGATAAAATAAAAACCCCGCGTGCGAGTCAGTCAAGAGAATCTGAAAAGAGACCTACGACTTGGACTCCACCATCAAGTTTGGATGCACCGCGCCCAAAAGACGGTTTTAAACATCGTTGGATAAGAATGGAAATATTGGGTCAAGATGACTCTAAAAATATTTCTAGTAAACTGAGATCAGGATTTGAATTAGTGCGAGCTGATGAATATCCAGGAGAATCATACTCCACGGTCACAGAAGGTAAATACGCAGGTGTAATTGGACATGGTGGCCTTGTGCTGGCAAGGATACCAATAGAAGTCGCAAAAGCTCGTAACGAGTACTTTGCAAAAAGGACTAGGGAACGAGAAGAGGCAATTAAAAACGATATCTATAAGGATCAGCACCCAAGTATGCCAATCAATAGTGAGAGGCAGACTCGTGTAACTTTCGGTGGTACAAATAAAAAATAATTTTTTAGTAATACCAACGGATTAAACAAACTTAAACAAGGAAAAAAACTATGGCTAACCAAGACGCGCCTTTTGGTCTATTACCAATCGGCAAAGTTGGACAAAATAGAGATGTACAAGGTTTAAGTGAGTATAGTATTGCAGCAAGTTCAACTGCTATTAATCAAAACGATCCAGTTAAAGCTTCGGCTACTGGAACGATTAATGTAGCAAACTCAAGTGCTGATACAATATTAGGTTCACTAACTGGTGTATTCTTTACGGATGCTTCAACTGGCAAACCTACGTTTGCAAATCATTTGAAAGCTAGTAATGCTGCTACAGACATAGTAGGATTCTGCACAGATGATCCATATGAGAGATACGAAATACAGGCTAGTTCTACGTTGGCTAAAGCTGATATCTTTTTAAACGGAAATATAATTTACGCAGCAGCAAACAGTGTAAACAATGTTTCTAAAGTTGAAATAGATACATCTGCTTTATTTACGACAAATACTGGTCAGTTACGTGTCATTGGAGTTTCAAAAGGCTTCAATAATGAATTATTAGACGCAACAACATTTGCTACAAACGTTGTAGTAACTGCTATCGTTAATAATCATTTCTATAAACAATTAACAGGAATATAGGAGTATAAATTATGGCTATTTCTAGAGGACAATTAGTTAGAGAACTAGAACCAGGATTGAATGCTCTATTCGGCCTGGAATATAAAAGATATGAGAATCAGCATGTTGAAATTTTTGATGTAGAGACTTCAGACAGAGCTTTCGAAGAGGAAGTAATGTTATCTGGATTCGCTAACGCAGAAATTAAACCGGAAGGATCTGCAGTTGTTTTTGACAATGCGCAAGAAACTTTCACTGCTAGATATACTCATAACACTGTAGCTCTTGCATTCGCAATTACTGAAGAAGCGATTGAAGATAACTTGTATGACAGACTTGCATCTCGTTATACAAAAGCATTAGCAAGATCTATGGCAAACACTAAGCAAGTTACAGCTGCAAACGTATTAAACAATGCGTTTTCAAGCTCATTTAAAGGTGGTGATGGAGTTTCTTTAGTAAACTCTTCTCACCCAACTATTGCTGGCTCATTTAGTAATACGTTGTCAACTCAAGCTGATTTAAATGAAACTTCTCTTGAACAATCATTGATTGATATCAATTCGTTCACAGATGAACGTGGTTTAAAAATTGCAGCTCAAGGTGTTAAATTAATCATTCCAAAAGAATTACAATTCACAGCGGAAAGATTAATGAAATCAGCGGGAAGAACTGGTACTGCTGATAATGATGTTAACGCAGTTAGATCATTAGGATTGGTTCCACAAGGTTATGTGGTTAACAATTTCTTAACTGATACTGATGCGTTCTTTATCAAAACTGACGTTCCAAATGGTTTGAAGATGTTCGTAAGATCACCTATCAAAACTGCTATGGAAGGTGATTTTGATACTGGTAACGTAAGATACAAAGCTAGAGAGAGATATTCTTTTGGATTCTCTGATCCTAGAGGTATTTTCGGATCACAAGGTGCTTAATTTATAAGCATTATTTATTTTTGGGGCCTCTTCACGGGGCCCCTTAAACATGTTAGAAAGACAGAATTATGACAAAATTGTTTCAAGTAAAAATTAGGGCGTATGGCCACATGGCTGATTTTAACATTGAAGCAGAAGATAATGCAGAAAGTATAGAACAAGCTATCCTTGACAAAATAGGAAAAAAAGATATATTACTTGAAGACAGCGATAGAATGTTTTCAACATCTAAATGCTGGATAACCTATGAGGAGGTTGTAGATGATATCAGTTCAAAACCTTTACAAGAAGAAAAGGTTATTAGAACTTGATTGGGAGCAACACTACATTCAAGAGGGTAAATATACTCTTGATATGGTTAGGATCGACGAAAAGATAAGAGAGATCATTAACCAAATTAAAACGTCTGAAGCGGAAATAGCTTATAGACAAATTAAAATAGAGTCGGCTGCTCCTGAATTTTCTGTAGCTAGCTAAAAACTAGCTATTTATATCCGAAAATTAAATTTTCGATGCAGGTATCTCTTGCGCTATTTAATAAATTGAGCTATATTTTAATTACTATACATAACTTTTCAATACAGACCCGTATAGTGGACGGCCTAGAGACTGTATTGGAATAACTAGGAGAACAACTTATGGCAACAACATCATTCCAAGGGATCGTAAGATCATACGGAGGACAAGACAAATCAATAACAACACCAGGTGTTGTAGTATTATCTGAAATAATTTCTTTTAATGCTGCTGCAACTGCTGCAAGTTTAACGCCAGTTAGAATTGGTACATCAGCAACAAGTGGTAATACTTTTGTTTTACCAAAAGGTGCAGTACCGATTTCCTTTACAGTGGTCGTTGCATCATCAGGTGCATCATCAACTGTAGATATTGGAACAACAGCTGACGTTGATGGTTTTTTTAATGAAGTAGCTTCGGCTACAAAAGGATCAATTAAAGGTGCAGATGGTGCTTTAGTTTTAGCAGGTGGTATCACAGCTAATGCTACTGTAGCAGCTTCTGTTGGAGCAACTGCTGGAACTGGAACAGTTACAGGAGTATTCACATATACAATTGCGGATAATGCTCAACCAGGCGAGTCACAGTCGCTATAATAAATTAATTTAAGGAGCTCGAAAGAGCTCCTTAATATAAGGAGATAAAATGAGTTACAAAAGTGATGTAAAACCAGTTATATGTGAAAGTAATGTTAGCACTGCAGTTTTATTTACAGGACCTACGAGATTGAGAGGCTACATGATACAATCTGGAGCAACCTCTGGAGCTTGTATAATTAATGGATTAGCAAATGTTACAACAGTAAGCACTTCAACTAACACAGAAGTTTATATTCCAGTTAAAGTCGGAGCAAACAGCACTGAAACATTAAATCTTCCAGAAGATGGTGTTTTGTATGCACAACGAAATGGTACAGGAATAGTTGATGGTATTGGAATTGCTTCAAACACAAGCGGATTAACTGTTACGTTATTTATAGATAAATAGGAGGCTGCATGTCTACCTCTTCAGGCACAAACGTTTTTGAAAAATCATTTTTTATTGATGATATTATAGAAGAGTCATACGAAAGAATTGGTCTTATAAATAATACCGGTAATCAAATAAAAGCAGCCCGTCGCTCGCTTAACATTCTATTTCAAGAATGGGCGAATCGAGGATTGCATTATTGGGAAGTTGCAAACAATTCAATTTCATTAGTAGAAGATCAATCTGTCTACACTCTTTTTAGAGCATCTTCAGATGGTACATCCGATGGTGTATTTACTCTTTTAAATGGTGCAATTACTTCATCAAGTTCAACAATTACTGTTGATTCTGTATCTCAATTTCCAGCAACTGGAACTTTATTAATAGGATCAGAAAAAATTACTTATACAACTTTAAATAGTTCAGCAAATACAATTACAGGACTTACTAGAGGTGCAAACAGTACAACGGCTGCAGCTCATGCAGATAATGCAAAAGTTTTTAATAATAATTCCATTGTTTATGGAACGGGAGATATTTTAGAAGCAGTTTATAGAGATACACAACAATCTCCAGTGGTTGATTTTCCACTTACAAAAATAGATCGATCTGCTTACAGTGGATTATCTTCTAAATTTTCCACAGGTACACCTACACAATATTTTGTAGAAAGATTTATAGATAAAATTACTATTACTTTATTTTTAACACCAGGAGCAGATCAAGTTAATAACGTTATTAATTATTATTATGAAAAAAGAATTGAAGATGTTGGAGCTTATACAAATATTACAAATGTTCCTTATCGATTTGTTCCGTGCATGTGCGCGGGACTAACTTATTATTTAGCACAAAAATATA